CTGAGACATGGGGAGCAAGCACTTGGGATGAACCAAGATCTTCTTCTAATGTTGTTGTTGCAGGAAGAAATTGGTCTTTAGATAATTTTGGTGAAGATTTAATAGCCACTGTTTTAGACGGCGGAACTTTTATCTGGGATACATCAGGAGGATTAGCTGCAAGAGCTACAGCTTTGTCTAATGCACCGACAGCATCAAGATTCAGTATTGTCTCCACAGATACAAGACATTTGTTAATATTTGGAACAGAAACTACAATTGGCAACACAGCTACACAAGATGACTTACTATTTAGATTTTCAGATAGAGAGGATGCCACCGATTATACTCCTGTTGCTACCAATGAGGCAGGGTCTTTACGAATTACAGATGGATCTAGAATAGTTGGTGCAGTAAAATCAACGGGTCAAATACTAGTTTGGACGGATACATCATTACACGGTATTCAATTTGTTGGTACACCTTTTACATTTGGCCTTAGACAACTTGGTGCTAACGCTGGTTTAATAGCACAGCATGCAGCTATAGAGGTTAACGGCGTAGCTTACTGGATGTCAGACAACGCATTTTACCTTTTTGATGGTGTTGTCAAAAAAATGCCATGCTCAGTACAAGATTATGTATTTGATGATCTCAATTATACCAACAAAAATGATATTGCTGTTGGTTTAAATACAGCTTTTAATGAAATTATTTGGTATTATCCTTCAGCTAGTGCTACACAAATAGATAGAGCTGTTGCCTACAATTATTTAGAAGGCACTTGGTATACGATAAATTTAGCAAGAACAACATGGCTCGGTGCTTATGTTTATGAAAAACCGATTGCAACAGAATACAGTTCCTCTGCAACTGCAAACGCTACTACTATATTAGGATTAACAGCAGGGGCGTCTTCTATATTTGAACATGAGTCTGGTAACAATCAAGCAGACGGAACAGCCATTACAGCTTTTTTAGAAACAGGTTCTGTTGAAATAGCAGACGGTGATCAATTAATGTCTGTTAATAAATTAGTACCAGATTTTGACAACTTAGCTAATACAATGACAGCACAACTGACTTTAGAACAATATCCACAATCTTCATCTAATGTCCAAACAAGTGGATCTATAACCAGCACAACTGAAAAAATAAGTGTAAGAGGTAGAGGTAGAGCAGTAAAAATACGATATACAACAAACACAGTAGATGATACACCTTGGAGACTTGGTTCACAAAAACTAGAAATAAGACCAGACGGTAGAAGATAATGGCTAAAATAAATATAACTAGATTACCTAATGCTACACCAGAATATGATGCTAGTCAGTTTGACCAGATGATAAGGTTGTTAGAACAGATAGTTTTTTTACTTAATACAAACTTTCAACAAGACATAAGAGAAGAAACAGAATCGGAGACATTTTTCCTTGGCTAATACATTTAAAAGTGCAATGGTTGATATTACATCAACAGATTTAACAACCATATTGACAGTGCCTACAGCTGATCCTGGTGCTACACCACCTGTGCCTCCAACAACTGATGTAGTAAAATCAATTTTAATTTGTAACGATTCAGGAAGCACTACTTTAGTAGATCTAGAGGTCGTTAGATCATCAGCTACTTTTGAATTGTTTAAAGCTAAAAGTGTTGCCACAAACACTACCACAGAATTATTATCTCAGCCTCTTGTCCTACAAGAATCTGATGTATTAAAAGCACAAGCAAACGCTGCTAATCAAGTGCATATAATTGTAAGCTTTATGGAGGTTACAAAAGGTCAACTTTAGAAAGGTATATTATGGATTTACAATCATTATTTATAACACCTGTTATGATGACAGAGGTCACGGGCCACGGTCACTTAATAGATCGACTATATGAAATTAAAGCGCAAGATAAAAAAGGTATGCCGAGATCTAATATTGGAGGCTGGCATAGTGATGATGAGCTATATAGAGATGAGGAGTTTAAAAGCACTGTTGGGGATATATTATATAAAGCTAAAGAGTGTTTTGGTCATTTGGACGTGCAAGAAAAGTATGTTCCTGAAATGACAGGGCTGTGGGGCATGATAAATCCACCAGGATCTAGGAATAACGTACATACACATCCTTACAATTATTTATCAGGAGTGTACTATCTAAAAGTACCTCAAAATAGCGGTAATTTAGTGTTTCTAGAGCCTAAACCACAAGCCGAGGTATTATCGCCCCCAAAAATTAAAGAAGCTTCTATACACCTAGCACACAGCGTAACTTGGGAACCAAAAGAAAATTCATTGATTTTTTTCCCATCATGGTTACAACATGAAGTACAAATAAATAATTCTAATCAAGATAGAGTTATTTTAAGTTTTAACATTAATTGGAGAGAAAATGCCGATAATTGAAAATGCTGAACAAATAGGAACAATTACTCTAGAGGACGGTAGAGTCATTCCTAGGTATAAAGTAAAAACTGAAACTACGTTAACTAATATTGATACGGGTCAAGAGTATGAATCAGAAGAAGCTATGCAAGCTGACATAGATGATCCAAACACCTCAACAACCGCTGAAAAAATTAGACGAGATGTTAAAGTGTTCGCTCCATCATTAAAAGACATGTTGGGACAGACACCTAAATAGTTAATGACAGTCGGTGTAAATATATCACACGACTCTTCAATTTGTATTAAGAAAGAAAAAAGTATTGAATTTTTTGAAGAAAGTCGGTTTAAGAAAAATAAGTATTGGGCACCGTATCCAGACGATTTTGATTATATCTCATTTAAAAATATTAAAGATTTTAATGATGTTTTTGTATTTGCTTGTTATGGAACTATGGAAAACAGTCATAAAGAAGTTGTAGAAAATATCTGTAATAAATACAAAATAAAAAATTTTATATATAATGAATTAATGCACCACGTTTATCATGCGTGCGCAGCTTTTCATTCATCACCATTCAATGAAGCGCTAGCTGTAGTTATAGACGGAGGTGGAGCTAATTTGACAAGTAAAAATATTTATAGAGAGAATGATAGTATTTTCTACATCGATAATCAAAAAGTTAAAGAAAAATACAAAAGCTATAACAACTCTAGATCCACAACTTTATTTCAAGATTTTCATAATAGAAAAAAATTACTTAAAATAATCGAACTGTTCAAAAACACCTCACAAGAAAAAAATATACTTGATAGTTTTTTTACAGAAAACGATTGTTTATATAGGATAACAAACAATTATAATCCTGGAGACCTGTTCAATCATTTATGTGACACTATTGGTTTTTTTAATTTTGATACATATGAGCCAGGAAAAGCCATGGGACTATCATCTTATGGAAATACGTTTGGAGAAAGAAACGAGGACTTAGCTAAACAAGTTCAAATAGCCACTGAGGACTATACTATAGAATTAATAGAAAAAGCATTAAGCTATGACAATACAAAAAATATTGTCTTATCAGGTGGCTATTTTTTAAATTGTGTTAACAATTATAAATATACTCAACATTTTAAAGATATAAATTTTTTTGTTGATCCTTGTCCTCATGACGGAGGGACTGCTTTAGGGGCAGCTGTGTGGTATGATCATTACAAATAAAGAAGAGGCGATTAATAAAATATTAGAGCAAGAAATAGTTGCTATATTTCAAAAGAGTTCAGAATATGGTCCACGTGCTTTGGGCAATAGGTCTTTGTTGTTTGACCCTAGAAATAAAAACGGAAAAGATATTGTTAATAAAATAAAAAGACGAGAATGGTTTAGACCCTTTGCTGGCACAGTCTTATTAGACTACGCAAATGATTGGTTTGATATGGGTACTATTAAAGAATCGCCTTATATGTCTTACGCTATACCTGTAAGAGATGAGAAAAAAAATTTAATAAATTCCATAACTCATGTCGATGGTACATGCCGAGTGCAAACTTTAACTAAAGATCAAAATAAAAATTTTTATGAATTAATTCAAGAATTTTATAAAAAAACAAATGTGCCCATATTGCTTAATACGTCTTTTAATCTAGCTGGTGAACCACTAGTCGAAACATTAGATGATGCACGCAGCACGATAGAAAGATCAGATTTAAAATATATTTACTTACCAGATTGTTGACACTCACATCCCTGTCCTTCACATATTGGACACGTCGGATCTGAATCATGACTATGGTGATTACACTCTTTTAAGTGACGTTCCATGTCTCTTTCTACTGCTAATAGTCTTTCATGATAATTGCTCACCTTACCAGCAAGGACAGCAATGGCTTTTAAATACTCTTGTTCAGTCATAATATCTCCTGTGATTGTTAATTTTGGTGAGAACCTAATGTAAGCATATTTTCTTGTTCTGCAACAGTATTTTTTTTATTGTTTTCTTGACACAAAATTTATGTTATTGAAAGCTTAGAAATAAGAATGAGATATTATAATTTATCTGAAAACATCATAGCGTGTGACAATTTCTTACCTACTCAAAAGGTAGATGAACTTTATTCTGATTTACTAAACAATAGACAAGTTTTTCAACCTCCTAGTTGGGGAGACGGAGAAAATATGAATACAGAATTATTTAGTGAAAAATGTGGCGGCCTTGATTTTTGGCTTAATGATAAAACAAAACAAGATAATAATTCTTTTATAGAAAGTATGCATAAATGGATGATGCATCAAGGTTTTGAATATTACGTTAAAGACAATGGTGCTCAGGTTTATGATTTTTTAAAGAGAAAATTAGAATGGGATATTCATGTTATTTCTTACAATAACGGTGGGTATTACAATTGGCACAAGGACATCTCTATGTCTACCTTATTTACATTTAATTTAATTTTAAACAAAGGTAACACTTTAAAAGGTGGCGATTTGCTATTTTATGATAGAGAAATTATAGAGATAGAAAATAAAAATAATTTTTTAGTTGTGTTCCCTTCTTATATCCCACATGCCATTACAAGGATGTGCCTTTTTTAGAGCAAAGATTTAGTATTCAATTTTGGGTAAGGTTTAATAAATGTTAAATAAAAAAACACAGATATTTGGAAGATTAATATGTAAATATAGTTTACCACTAGATGAAGTAGAAGAGTTAAATAATGTGTACGATGAACATAAAAAAGAACTCATATCTAATGGTTCTAGATTAGTAGGAAGAATAGAGTCTGAACTTGAGATAACTCGTTTATTACCAAAAACAAAAATATTTAACAATATTGCTGCTTGCATGGATGATTATATTGAGACTATGTATAAAACAGGAGAAGCTCTTAGAGATCCACCTGAACAGCATGTAAAAAGAAAGTTTGATATATTAAGTTGTTGGATTAATGACATGATAGAAGGTGAATACAACCCTCCTCATACACATCATGATGGCAGGGGATGGTCAACTGTTTTATTTTTAAAAGTTCCTGAATTTATAAACGAGGGTGGTTTTAAAGGACAACTTCATAAATTTAGAGACGGACAAATAGGATTTACTAGTGTTGATGGCACTAACACTTTATGGCTTGAACCAAAAGTAGGTGACTTTTATATTTTTGAAGCGATACATCAGCATTCCGTAAATCCTTTTAAAACAAGAAATAAAGAAGACGTAAGAAGATCAATGTCTTTTAATTTTTTAAAAATAGAAATAGAGGAGGATTCTGAAGATGTTTGAGAATAAAATAACTTTTTGTTGTGTTAATGAAAACTTAGTAAAAGTATGGCCACATCCAAAACCATCTACAAGATTTATACCAGACGAATATAAAAAGTTAGAGAGATTTAGAGATGGTGATCTACATGAAGCAACAGTTAAAACATGTATGCCGTTTTTAGATTCTATGACCATGGGATATATTATACCTTTTGATCAAGATTATGTGGTTACTCCTACAGAATCTGATTTTGATGTCGTTCCTGCTAACAGAGAACCAGCTGATTTTGGTTTTCATAATAAAGGTCAACTTCCAAAAGAGTGGCACAAAAGCACTGGGGCCAACGCAGGGAAGTTTGTAAACAAATGGTTAATTAAGACACCTCCAGGTTACAGTTGTTTATTTGTTAAACCTATGAATAGATTAGAACCTAGATTTGAAATTATCCCAGGCATTGTGGATACAGACAATTACGTAAATACAATTAACTTTCCTTTTATTTTACATAAGAGAAGTGAACAATTTATAATTAAAAAAGGAGATCCAATGGTGCAAATAATTCCTTTTAAAAGAGAGTCTTGGAAGATGTGGTCTGGATTTTATAAAGAGTATATGCATCAAAAAACAGTAGACCTTTTAAACAGTAAATGGGTAGATAAGTACAAATCTTTTTTTTGGAAGAAAAAATCTTATAAGTAAATGTATATAAAAGCTAATATTGATGATTGTGCATTAATAATAAATGAATTTCTACCAGATGAATTATTTAAAAAAATAAAAAATTATAACTACAAATCTGTTAAAGAGAATGCCTCATACACTCATTGGGAAAAAAATCTTTTTAAAGACAGTAAAGAAAATACTACAATGAAAGAAGTTCAAGTTTCTGATGTTATAAGTGTTATTGAAAAAGGAAAAATTGAAACTGATGAGAATATTTTTAAAGATTTATCACAGATTTTAATAGACTGTCCATTTATACCTTATCAAACAAATTCAAAAATCAGCATACACTATTACGAATATAACAAATTTTCAGGCATTAATTGGCATGATGATGGTATATATACTTTAAATTATTCTTTTTATATTAATGATGATTGGGATGAGAATTGGGGTGGAGAGACTTTAATTAATACAGGAAGAGGTCTACCTTTAGTAAGTTATCCTTATTCAAACAGTCTTTTAGCTATTAAAAACGGAGTAGCACATAAAGTTTGCCCTGTTACAGGTCCTAAAAAAAGAAGAGCTTTGCAAATAAGAGGTATTTTTTACGAATAGTTAGAGTCGTAGTCTATCCAAGTTTTATTCCAAACATGATTAGCGTGCGTGTTTTCCTCAGCAGCGTTACACCAAGCATCAATAGAAGCATCATATTCTGAGTCATGTGTTGCTTTTGCTGTTTCTATTTGATTTTTTCTTTCTTCCGCCCAAGTTAATAAAGCAGCTACTGTTGTTGAAGCTACAGCATCACCTGTTGAATTTAAGGAAGTATTTCCAGTCATCATGTTTGTTGACGGATCAATATTTTGAATTTCATTTTGACCAGGTTGATTATTCCATATTACAAAATGTATTGTATCTGGCAAAGCTGGCATATTTTTACCTTTATCAGCCCACACTATAGGATAAGAGTCGTCTATTAGAATGCTTTCTTTATTAGCTATTACAATTTGTGTTGCCATTAATATCTCCTAATGTTTTATAATATAGTTTACCACCACGAAAGGTGAGAATGAATTTGTTCCAGATCCTGTTATAGTTCCAGTTAGAGTTCCTGATAAAGTATGAGAGTGATTGTGTCCAGTGCCTGATCCAGCGTTCCCTACAGTACCTGATGGGTTATTTTGACGTCCGTTTGGAGCATATGGCGTGGCGTTAAAATTTCGTAGACCAGTATTAGTATTTTCAGGGCTAAATGCGTTAGCATTTGTTGTGTGACTGTGACTAGCTAATTGAGCGGTTGTTAAAGAGGTGTTGTCAATGTTACCAGTGACACTAACTGCTTGGTTATTAGTTAAAGAAACAGTAACAGTATTTGCTCCGCCTGTTCCTGCTAAATTGTAAGTATTACCATCAAAACCTTGAGGCATTTTACCTTGCAAGTTAGGAACATTAAAAGTTGTTGAGCTGTCACCTGCGCCATAAGTAGTTCCTGTTACAGCGAATAAATCAGCGTATGTAGTTCTTGAAACAGCAGATCCATCACATAACAAATAACCATCTGGTGCTGTTGATTTTGTCCAAGGCTTTATAGCGCCTACTTCACTTCTGTTTACTATATCTTGTAAGTTAGCCATAATTAATCGTTATACTTTAAT